CAGCCGGAGTTTTTTCGGAATAGCCACTATTCACCTCCCAGCGATGCAAAAGCGGATTCGTAATACTGATCGGTGAATGTCTGAATCATCGTCAGATCTTCCAGCGGTGGCACCGGGCTGTAGTTGTAGCGAACGATAGCTTTACCCTGGAGAATGCCTGTCACCGGGTTATCAACGACGTCATACCAGCAGGCCGCACCAATCAGCTTGCCAGCCGTGACCAGCGCCTGAAGTTTGGCGTTAATCCCGCTCACCACGTCTTTCACGTTCGCAGGGGTCAGCGGGGTATCCACGGTAGTGAACTGCGCTTCTGCGATGCTGTCTGCCAGAATCTGCGCGGTTCGCGTGTATACCTCGAAAATGAATTCTTCGGTGTCGGTGGTGCGGTTGCCCCAGAAGCGGAAGCCATCGCGCTTAATCAGCGTGGTGATCTCGTTGGCGTTCAGCTCGTTGGCGTCAGAGTCTTCCGCCTGCAACGCCCAGAACACATCCTTCGCAATCCCCAGCACGTTTTTGACCGGCACGTTAGACAGTGATTTATGCCAGCCCTGCTCGTTGTCGATTAGCGCCCGCAGACCCAGCGCATAAGCCACGGCCGGGAATTCTTCATTCACACCGGTCAGCGGGTTGTAGGCGATGAAGTTCGGCCAGATCAGCATGCCTTCACGCTCCGCAAACGTCTCGCGGTAGGTCTTCGCCTCCGCAATGGTGTCGCAGCCATCGCAGTAGCTGTACGAGAACGCCCGCAGTTGCTTCGCGATAACCCGCAGCTGCGCGGTCACTTCGGCGGTGTCGTACTCCGGAATGCCGAGAATGCGCGGGCGATAGCCGGTTTTCTGCTCCGCCGTCAGAAAGGAAAACATACCCGTGTAACTGCCGTCCGCCTGCGTGCCGCCGATAATCAACTGCGACTGCGTTGGCTTGCCTTCACCGGTCTCAGCTTCAGCAACGCGCACTACGATCACGCGGGTGCTGACCTGGTCGGAAATAGCTTTCAGCGATTTATAGAGCGAGCCGGTTTTACCTGCTTTGCCGAGTACGCTGATAACTCGCGTCACAAGCACCGGGGTGTTAAGTGGGAAGGTGGCGGAGTCGGCGTCTTCAGCTACCGCGACCAGACCAATGACCGTTGAATCAATGTCATTGATCGCGGTCTGGAGGTCGGTATTTTCCTTGACGCGCGCCCCGTGGAAAAAGTTGTCGGTCATACTCTACCGCCATCATGTTGAGTGAGTTCGCGGTCATCTTCGCCGGGATAGCGGGCGCTGTCGTGCATTCAGGGTTGTGACCATTCCGCCACAACAAAAAGCCATCGCCAGTATCGCGCGCGCATGAAACCATCAGCGGCGGAGGTAGATACATGGCACTGACGACAGACACTATCGACAAAGCAAAATCGTTACTGGATGAGGGGGCGCAGCGATTCCAGGACTATCAGTCTGAGCTGTCGCGTGTTCCCGCGTTTAGCATCCTGATGGGCGGAAAGGCGCTGACTCAGCTTGATCCGCGCATCATTTCACTAGAGCTGACGGACAATCGCGGTTTTGAAGCGGACGAACTGACCATTACTATCGACGACAGCGACGGAATGATTGAGCTGCCGCCGCGCGGCGCTGAGCTGTCGGTGTCGCTGGGGTGGCAGGGTGAGCCACTGGTTTACAAAGGGATTTATACTGTTGACGAGGTCGCGCATTCAGGGCCGCCGGACAGACTGGAGATAACCGCTCGCAGTGCAGATTTTCGGGATGAGTTTAACGTCAAGCGTGAAGTGTCATGGCATGACGTGACGGTTGAGCGCATCGTGTCAGCCATCGCCAGGCGTTACAAACTGACGCCAGTGATTTCCGAGCAACTGATGAGCGCCGAGATTGACCACGCCGACCAGACCCAGGAAAGCGATATGTCATTTCTGACGAGGATGGCCGACCTGCTGGGAGCTATTGCCACCATCAAAAACGGTAGCCTTCTGTTTATCCTGCCGGGTGGTGGCGTCAGCGCGAACGGCAAAGCCCTGCCGCAGTTTGCGATCACCCGCTCAAGTGGCGACCGGCACTCCTTCCGCATCGCCGACCGTGACGCTTACACCGGCGTGCAGGCGTACTGGCTGGATCTGGAGTTTGGCAAAAAGAAAAAAGTAACCGTTAAGGCCCGAAAGAAGAAAACCGAGAAGAAGCCGCGCAGCAGCAGCCGGGAAGGGGATTATATTGCAGGTGAAGACGGCAACGTTTTTGTGCTGCGGACAACCTATAGCAGCGAAATCGCCGCTCAGCGTGCAGCTGCTGCCAAGTGGCAACAGCTTAAACGCGGTGCCGCCGAGTTCTCTATGACGCTCGCATATGGCCGCGCTGACTTGTACCCGGAAATGCACGGTACGGTATCGGGATTTAAGACGGATATAAATAATCAGGACTGGATAATTGCGAAGGCTACGCACACCATTGACGACGGCGCATTTAAAACGCAGCTGGAGCTTGAAGCGAAAATACCTGAATGGATTGCAGAAACGGAGTCATAGCAGCCATAATAACGTTGAGTTCAACTCCCGCCCGGGAGGCCATCATGTTCAAGTGTCCTATTTGCGGTGCCGTTGCCAAAACGCGCACCAGTCGCCCATTGAGTAATACCACCGTTCGCCATTATCACCAGTGCCAGAACTTTGAATGCAGCATTACCTTTACCACCCTGAATAGCGTTGAAAAGCTGGTAACAAAACGCGGCCAGCAAGAGAGATTATCACCAGGCTTCATCCCGTCAGATGCTTTTCCAGCCTCTCATTACGGCAGGGATCAGCTTAACCTCGCCCTGTAACCATCAGAAGAGAAAATGAAATGCCCCATACCGGGGCATTTTTGTTAGTTGGAGGAGTCAACAATAAGACCAGAGATAAGATCAACTTTGGCGGTTATTTGGTTTTTGACGGTCACGCCATAATTATTTTTGCCTTGATATATCGTTGTGATAACCGCATAAGGCGACGAGTCATTCATTACAAAGCGATATCTGGTCTCCAGATGCTTAAATGATGAAGGGTCATGCATGTTGTTTTTTATATAATTAGTGATTGGAATGTAGGAGTTATCAAATCCTCTTGTGTTGCCGATAAACGTGTCAAAATCAATCATCTTATACAAGGATGAGGGATTTTTAAGGTAGTCCTGCTTGCACCAGCTGAGCGCTTCATCTACTTTGATCTCATCATTTTTCGTGAAGGATTGCTGGCTGATGCATTTATAAAAACCGCTCGTATCAGAGGTGACTATTTTTTCTTGGGCAAGGTAGCTATCGATAAACTTCAAGCGATCATCTTTTAGCATACTCCGCCATTGTTTAAGCGTAGTACCCTTGTCCCGAAGGTCTGCTGGATCGGGGTCTGGTAAATATGAGCAAGCTTTGAGCAGTGCAGCCAGCACAACGAGAAATATTACCGGGCGCCACCACCTCATAGCGGGGTTACTCGCTTCGCAGTAAGGGCATTTCTTTTCACCACGCCTTACCTCACTGCCGCACTTCCTGCAAGTAGTCATTGACATATCTTTAGCTTCCTTGACTCAATAAATAAGATCACCATTAAAACAAGTAGTGCACAGCATTTGCAAAAAAAAGCCCCGCATTGACGGGGCCTGATGGACGCTATGTGGATGTTGTGAAAAATAATCCTTTAAAATTCACAGTATTAAATGCCATATAAACCCCGGGAAACCGGGGTTTTTCAATTATGTTCCGAACCCATATACAGGGGTTCATTCAGCGAGTGGACTTAAATAACACCCTGCGCCAGCATTGCGTCGGCGACCTTCACGAAACCGGCGATATTCGCGCCGCGTACGTAGTTGGTCTGCTTCGCTTCACCGCCGTACTCAACGCAGGCGTGGTGGATATCCAGCATGATATGGTGCAAACGGGCATCCACTTTCTCCGCTTTCCAGCCCATACGCGCGGCGTTCTGCGCCATTTCCAGACCTGAAGTGGCGACGCCGCCGGCGTTGGCCGCTTTACCCGGCGCGAATAGCACGCCCGCTTCGAGGAACAGATCGGTCGCCGCGATAGTGGTTGGCATGTTGGCGCCTTCCGCAACGGCCTTCACGCCGTTGGCAATGAGCTGGCGGGCAGCGTCGACGTCCAGCTCGTTCTGCGTGGCGCACGGCAGAGCGATATCCACCGGCACGGACCACGGCTGCTTGCCTTCAAGGTAGGTCAGGCCGAACTCGCGCGCGTAATCCGCCACGCGGCCGTGGCTGCGCTCTTTAATGTCGATCAGGCGCGCCAGTTTTTCTTTAGTAAAGCCAGACTCGTCAACCACGGTACCGTTGGAGTCGGAAGCCGTAATCACCCGGGCGCCGAGCTCCATGGCTTTCTCAATCGCGTACTGCGCCACGTTGCCCGACCCGGACACCGCGACGCGAGCCCCTTCAAAGCCCAAACCGTGGCGCTTAAGCATCGCTTCGGTGAAGTAAATCAGTCCGTAACCGGTGGCTTCCGGACGAATCAGGCTGCCGCCGAAGGAGAGGCCTTTACCGGTGAAGACGCAGGCGCTGTTGTTGGAGAGCTTACGCATCATTCCGGCCATAAAGCCCA